TGGTTGATTTGATAAAACGTAATCCTGATTATGAATGGGTCAACCTACAGTGTGACTGTACCCAAGAAGAAGAAAAAATCTTAATTGATCTTGATGTACGAGCCTATCCAGGATCAATTCGCAATTTTGCAGATTCGGCTGCGCTGATACACAATCTTGATGTTGTGCTGAGTGTGGATACCGCGGTAGCACATCTAGCAGGTGCACTAGGAAGACCGGTCTGGGTCATGCTAAACTGGTTTGGTACAGACTGGCGCTGGTTACTGAATCGTGACTCAAGTCCATGGTATTCAACAGCAAGATTGTTCCGTCAACCTGCTATGGGCGACTGGAACTCAGTTACAGACAAAGTACACAAATTCTTAAGCTGGTTTAAAATCTAAGTTGTTTTAAAAGAATATTTTGAAATTCTTTACTGTGAAAATATTGTTTATTTTTTATTACTCTTGTATGAAAACTTTGGTATGTCAATAAAATATTTTGTAATGCATTATCATTATGCAACAGATCTTCTAAAAAATTTACAATTTTTTGTATTTTAATTTTGTGGTTTGATTCACTATCCCAGCTTTTCCAAAGCACATAGTCACCAAACATATCTAATCCAATATCTTCAAGAAATTGATTAGCACCCATTGGACCAATTAATATAGGAATCTGGTAAGCCATAAAACACTTGGATATTTTTTCAGTCAATAGTATTCCTTCTGTTAGACTGGTTTCTGTTACTAGATTAATAGCACATTGGTTGTATATTTCACTGTCTATACTAAACCCGTCACACCATGTTCTGCTGACTATATCTGGATTGATCTTTTCTTGTTCAATCTGAATTGGAAATAAATGTAAGTGTGTTTTGATAATATTATAATCTTCTGGTGTTAAAAAATTTTTTATAGAACCAGACTTTTCAAATTGCTCACTGGGTTTCTTTAAAAAACTATAATCAATTTTTTTAAACCAAGTTTTTTCTACTATCAATGAAAATAAGTACATCCTATGCCAAGTTAAATTGTTATTCAAACACATAATTGCATGATTTTTTTTAATATCAGCATCGTATACTGTAGTTGTGTAACCAAAATATTCATCTATACTTTTGGTACTTGTTAGCCATAAAAATACTGGAAAAAATATGATGTTGGGTTGTGGTTTATAATAATAAGAAAAATCGCCAGTCAAAATGTATACATTAGCTATGCTAGATAATTTATCTAGCAGTTCTAACGAGTTTGGAAGATAGTAAGATGAGTTTAAAATTTTAGGATTTAAAGAATCATTGATTACTATTGTTTGAATATTATTGTTGTCAACAGTTTGTTTAATTTGATGTAATTTATCAGGTAAATTATCATAAGTTATCTTACTTGTATCAATTTCATCAAGTAACAAAACATTATCAGAAAAAAATTGCTCCAGATACGCCATTGCACTTAAAGTCTGCAAGGAGTCTTTCCATCCAGGAGGATACCACGAAGGTAATATTCTATTAGATAAAATGAATATCATAGTAATCTTTGCTGATTAATTAAAGTATGATATAAATCAAATAATGTTTGCATGTACACTGAATTAAAATCTATCAAATTTAATTTTTTGTATAAATTTTCTATCTGAGCTAAAAATAATTGTTTGTTAAAAAAACTATTTACATCAAATTTTAATAATCTGTCTGTGGTATATTGTGTAGGAATGAGCGAAGTGTTATCAAATAATTCAGGAGGCAATTTTTTACTCAGTTGAATTTTACGATGTTGAATCCATTCCAAAGAATTATGTAGTTGTATTATTTTAGAATTAGGAAAAATTTTTAATAACACAGGCAATTGAATTGGCTCATGTGCCACAATAAAAAAATAATTATTACCATTTGTAAGTGCCGGTAATGTTGAACTGGTTTCTAATATTCTTTGTATTTCTAGTGTATCTGGTATATTATAGTTAGGACCTTTTGATAAATCTAATAAACGATTACATCCTAATCCAAAATCAGGTTTGGACTTTGATCCGTCGGCTGGAAGTATACGATCGCAAAAAAATTCAAATTTATCCAAAGTTGATTCAAAACATCCAAGTAACTCTTTATGTTGAAACTCTACTTGTGAACTTATTGCTAAACAACCGTGTAAAAATTTACCACTGGCACCTACTGCATAATACAACAACACAAGTTTATCAGTGTTCCAATTTATTTCCATGAAATATTTATTCAACAAAAAAGGGCCTAAGGCCCTTTTTTGTCTTCCCATCCCTGGGTAATTCTCTGATTAGGAGAATGAAAGATTTTGTACAGCAATTTCGCCGACATAGTCAGCTGCATTACCAAACGAACTTGCAGTATTGGTCAACTCAACAAAACCATAACGTGTCATGAATGAAACGACTGGTTCAAATGTTGATGGATCCAATACAACGCCTGAGCTCATCAATGGAATGTATGGGCAATAGAACGCTGCGGCATCAGCCTCAGAAGTACCTTTGTAACCAACCAACACACTTTGTGTATCTTGTGCATAGCTGTTTACAAACACACGCATAGCACCATTCAATGTACCAACAAACTTGGTGTTTGTGGGTGCTTCAAATGTGCCTTCTGTGGTACGAGCAAATGCTGAAGTTGTTGCTGATTGCAACACTGTCAAACTTGCTGGAGACACAACACACCAGTTACCAGCACCACGACGTGTACGCTGAGCAATCAAGTTAGCAACACGATTGATCAAAACTGCCAATGCGGCATGCTCGTCACCAACGAATGTTGCAGTACCAGAAACGGTAGCTTGGTTGTATGTGTACTCTGTAGCTGCAAGAGTTTGCAAGCTCAAGAGAATCTCTTGGTCAATTTCAGCAGTGATCTCTTGTGCAAGAGCTGCCATGATTTCTGCTTCAACGTCAATACCATGCATGGCTTGTGCATCTTGTGCAGATTCAAATGTCCAACGTGCTTGCAACTTACGTGTTTTGGCTTCCACGGCTTGTTTCAAGATTTGAACAGAAATTTGCTTACCGCCTGTACCTTCCATAGTAGCTGTATTGTTACCAGTGTAACCAGTAGCAGTAGTAGTTGCCTGAGGAACTGTAGAGTATGCAGTAGCAATTGTGAATGGGCTCAACGCCTCTTGGCCAGCTGACACGCTGGTAGCAGCCAATGAATTGTCAGTCAAAGACTGAGCGTAACGCACACGCAATGTGTGAATTTGACCCACTGGACCTGTCATGGGCTGAACACCAACCAACTCGTTAGCAATAACAGTTGGCATAACACGTCGAATCACTGGCAGAATCACACGGTTTAATGTAGCGATGTTACCAGATGCAGTAGAACCAGATGTTGCGTTCTCACGCAAGTATTTTTTTGTATTTTCGAGGATAACGCTCATCGAAGTACGCTTTGAACCTTGCAGGCCTTCTAGCAATGCTTCTTTGGTCTCGTTCCAACGACCTTCAATTAATTCCTGTGACATTTAAGTCTCCTTTTTTTCTTTTTTACAGCCCGGCCAAGCGTTTAAGATCGATTACATTGCTTTCGGCAATTTGGTCTTCTTCTTGAACACGGACGGATTTATCGCCAGTTTCTGTGGAATATGATTCTGTAATCACTTTGGGGGCTCTTACAGAACGATCTTCCAACACAGCTGGTAGATACTTCTCGAATGCATTTTTCAAACGGGATGTTTGAACGCTTTCTAGCAAATTACGCATAACTGCTTGCTTTTCTTTGTTCAAAGGAGCAAGCAAGAGTTCCATAGTGCTTTCGCGCTCGTTGGACTCTCGAATCATACGTATTTCACGTTCTTTGCTCTCCACAAGAACTTTTGCTCTTTGTGTGAGTTTAATGGCTTCGCTCAGTTTATTATCTTTTTCAGAGATAATGTCATGCAACTTGCGGACTTCGGCTTTCTCATTTAAATGAGTAGCACCAAATTCTGCGGCATATGCTTCAAAGATTCTACGTCCAAAATTGTTCTCACGAGCAACTTGGATGTCTTCTCTCAACTGACCTAGTTCAGCTCTAAGATGTTGACTAACAGCACCGGACATTTTCTTAGCTGATTCTGTTACGAATTTGGCTTTGAGGCTTTCCAATGTACGACGAGCTTCACGCACTAGACGAACCTTAGTCTCTACGACATCACGTTTGTCTCTTGCAAATTCTTGAATCTCGCCTGCAAGTGCATGTACCACAAAGTTTTCTAATTTAGATAAACTTTCTGTGTGCATCTTGCGATCTTTACGCAGTTCACCAATTTCTTCCGCCAATTTGGTCACCATAAAGTCGTTGAACTTTGTAGATGATTCTTTCATTTTAGCTTGGAACTTGACACGATCTTCAGCCAGTGATTGCTTTTCAGCTTGCACTTGTTGAAGTTCTACTGCAAGACCTTCTGTTACCATACGATCTAGGGCTTCCACCATCACTGTCTTGTCATGCTCATAGCGTTGTGCAAACTCTTCGCGTAGTTCTGCACGTACCTGTTCACGAGCTTCAGTCATCTTGGCTTCCCAAGCTTCTGTGATCTCGCTACGAGTTTCCTCGTTGATCAGGTCGCTATCTAATAATGGTTTTATAATGTCTAACATTATGTTTTCCTTAGATTTTGAGTTCTTTGATCAGCTTCATTACTTCGCTTTTCAAATACCTCTGTACCTTGTTGTCCGCGCTGGCTTCTTTGGCCATCCCCAGTATTTTATGTCCGTGCTTCATGTTAAGAAGACCTTCATAAATTGCTGTAGGATATGCATGAGGAGCACTGGGTTGGGCAACTACATCCACAGTGACAATTTCAAAGTCACTGACATGTCCGTTTGAGTCGTTGACATTTCCGGATCCACGACTTGAAACACCTAATTTCACACCTGAATCCAACATGGTTTTGACCAGTTGTCCCATGGGTGTGGGTAATATTTTTAATTTTCCGTAGCCACATGGGCCATCCATCCACATGCCTTCAATCATGTGACTCACACGATCTAGGTTGATTTTTAAATCATCTGGATGGTCAACTTCGCCTAGCACACTGTGACCAGTTTTGATTTGTTCATTAATAGTGTCAACTGCTTTGGCAATTTCGTGCACAGGATATACACGCTCGTTGGCATTTTTCACGCCGCCTTCAATGCAAATACCCTTCATATACAAGGTTTTGCCAGAGCCATCGGCAGCTTCCTCAGTCAGGAGTTCAACCCTGGCTTGAGTGAAGCTTAGATGTTCTTTTAGATAAGTGTTACGAGCCATATCTAGTGCTTAGCCTTTGGGGAAAGGAGTTCTAGTATTAGTACCAGCAGCTTGTGTGTTAACGGGCTTTGGTGTACCTTCTAGTCTAGAATTGGTAGTACCTTTGCCAGGAACATTTTTAAACTTTCCAGCTTCAGGCAAGTCAGCTGTTTTAGGAGCACTACGACCTTGTGCAGTGTCACCAGTCATTTTGACAGGAGCACCTTGCATGCCTCTAGCACCAGAGTTAAAAGCCACTACACTTTTGTTGTTGGCACCATCGTCGCCGTGTTTGGGAGCAGCGACTTTGTCTAACTGCACATTTTCCATCATGCCCTGTTCATCACCAAATGCTTGTGTGTCATCTTGGGCAAGTGCATCACCGCCCAGTGGTTCGCCTTCGTCTCCGTCTAAATCGCTGTCAATTCCGTCATCGCCTTGTTTGTCTCCCATGAGTGCTTCAAATTCGCTCATGAGTTCGTCCAGCTTGTCTTCAAGATCAACCACACGATCTTCAATGTCGCCTTCGCCGTCATGATCCATTTCCATATCATGTGTGAGTTCATGTCCGTCTTTTTCAGCAGCATCATCAAACTCTTCATCACCTTCCATGGGCATGCCTTGCTCTTCGGTTTCAACATCGTCGATCAAGTCATCGCTGGCGTCGCCACCAAATGAGTCCATGCCTTCTTCCATTTTTTCCTCTTCCATGGAATCATCAGACTCTTCCATGTTTTCGTCTTCGCAGACACAAGGTGATTTATGGCAGTGATCGCACTCTTCTTCCTCGTTCATGAGGTTTTCGTAGATCTCGCGAGATTTTTCTACTACGATATCGTGGAAAAGCTCGCGAGCTTTTTGTTCTTCATCGTTGATTACGTACTCAATCAACTGTTCAAATTTCGATGTCATATTGTATCCTCCAAAGGTTATGGCTCGTAGATATATTTACATATATCTAGATATATTGGTAGTTTTGAAGGAGAAAACTGGCAGTTTTATTCAGAATTGTGTAATTTAGATTACAATCCTGGTGCCACTAGAGGAGGTGCATATTGTTGGCGCACCAGTTTTAATTTTTCTTTGTATTCATAGCTACGCACATCGTTCATTTGTCGCAACTTGTTTAACTGACGTAGTGTCAACCGAGTTTTTCTCAAATCGCCCAGCTTGAGTTGACTGTTATCTTGACTGAG